CTGTAACATTGAGCACAAAGCGCTCATGTGGTTTAAGGTCTTTTAGCTTCTTAGCACGAAGACCACTTTGAACTGTACCATCATTATAGTTGATGAGACGGAAGTTCTTCAGAGCATAAGCTGGCAAGAATGCCTTGTTATATATACCCTGATATTCTTTGTTCTCACCATCTTTCTCTTTCATGATGATTGTAGCAAGAGCACCAATGTTTGTGCAATAAGCACCATCCACTTGTGCCTTCAGTTCGCTAACATTACCTTTCATTAGCTTCTTCCAGTCAGCTTGTAGAACAGCGTTCTCTTTCATGAAGTCAAGCTTACCCAACCAGGTGCGCAAGAATTCATAAAGTTCTTCTTCTCCTACATATGCAACACGGTAGTCACGCTTTGTGAACCAGTCAGCTAAATCATTAGCATCTGCAGCCCAAGCACATCTACCAACATTATTGATATATTGTTTCTTAGAACCGTCTTTGTTTTCACGCTCTTTGTCCTCTAGGAAGAATGAAGCCTTGAACTTATCTCCGCTCTTGACATCCTTCAACCAGACATCAACACGCAGATAGGTGTTCTTATCCCTGCTCTGTCCTAAATACTCTGTAGCTTTACTGTTCTCAGGAAGTTCAATTCCTAATACTTCTTTGTACTCTTCTGCTGTAGGATTGATGGCTATTACCTCAGCCTCAAACAATCCCACCTTCTTTGCGAATTCTTGTAACTGTTTCTGTTCTCTTTGATCACCTTGAATCATTGCTTTGAATTTTAAATGTTAATTAATGTGTGCTTTTATTTATAATACTCGTCTATTGTTTCTGATACTAGCTTCAGATTGTTTGGCACCTTCACATCAGTGAACATACCATCTGGGCTCTTAGCAGGATATTTTCTAAACCTGTTGGTTAGGAAATAATAATTGGATGTACCATCTTTGCTCTCTTCAACAAATGTGTATAGACACACTGTTAACAAACCTTCTAAGACAATCTGGTTATCGATCATCTTACCAGCAGTTTTGATCTTGTATCCAATAATCTCACCACCATCTTCAATAGTTTCAGGATGTGTGAAATAGAACACTTTAAGATCGTCACGAAGAGCACGGGCTGTTCTAAAAAGATCAACCATATCTCTAGCCATCAGTGTAAACTTGGTGAAACCAGTTTCTGTGGCTTTTGCCATCATGTTAAAACCCATGATGTAGTTGCTGTCCTCAATAATAACATTCTTGATGTGAGGAGCATCATTGGATAGCTTGCGCAATCTCTGTGAAATCAGGTTTGCGTCATCTATCTCATCATAATTTCTGTTCTCTCTGTTGTACAGTTTCTCTGCGCCTTTGAATGGTAATTCTTTCTTTGCTACGTTGATGATGTACGTTTCTTTCGGGTCCAGATGTTTGATTGAAGTGGACTTGCCTGTACCAGTTGGGCCCACAATTCCGATTAATTTACTTGCCATGTGCTTTGATTTAAAATATGTAGTTTGATGAGCTATAAAGATAAGAAATCCCTATGAATTAAACAAATTTTATTTTGTTTTTATCAAAGAATTCTAGGGCTTTTTTCAGCCATTTTCTCTCTACATCCTCGGTTGTACAAATAATGTATATCTTGGCCTTCTTGTCTGGATTATCATACTCCATGGCCATGCATCTGTTAATCTTCTGAGCCAGGTTTTCTGCATTACTATCGAAATAGTTGATAATCACCTTATTTAGGGGTTTATACGTAACACCTGTGTTACCTATCTTTACGACAGCCATGTGATTACCCTCTCCTGCAGCAAACTTCTCAAACATATCCTTCTCTCCCTTTTTAGAGTGATAGGAAGGAATGCCTAATGCATCAGCTATTTTAGTGACACCACAGAACACCAGAATGCGTTCATCCTTGAAGTTCTGTAATATTCTTCTGGTGCACTCACGCTTGGCTAAACTGTTCTGGATTATTCTCATCCTTGCGAGCCTAAGAAACATTGTGTTCTTACCCTCACGCTCAGATTGATTTATGCCCCACGTGTATGCATCAAATTGCTTTTTCTCTGTTCTCATCTTACCCTTGTAGTCTTGCTTCACTCTGTCATCCAAAGGAACTAGCTTTACAACTATCTCATAATCAACAATTACGCCTTCCTGGATAGCTTGCTCAATAGTGTAAGTGGCAACAACACACATATCTAAGTGGTCACAAAGTGTATCCTCTGTCCATCTAGATAGGGTGCCTGTTAGTCCCAGAGCTACATCATTATTCTTTAGCAGGTCCTTGGTTGCAAATAGCTGATTATCAGAGAGTAAGTGAATCTCATCTATAATCACCATATCATACTTATTATCCTTGTACTTATGGAGAGATAGATGGGTGGTATATGTGACACCACTGTCATCATATCCACGTGTTTCAAAGTCTGCCTGCCAAGCAGCTTTGATCTTTGTGTCTGGATAGGCAATAAGAATGCTCGATGGTTTGGTCTTCTCAAGGATGTTGATGGTAGTGTAAATCTTGCCAAATCTGGGGCATAGATTCAATATACCAAACTTCCCTGCATTAATCCACACATCAGCAAACTCAGCTTGCCTTTGGTCTCTTAGTGTCATAGTATTTTTATAAGTTGTCTATTCCTGTCAAGCAGTTGCACCACACCAAACTTAGCATCATACTCCTCAATAATACCATCTAATATATCACGAGGATTACGCCACATAGGTAGATAGGTGAGCAGCTCCTGAGCAGATAGCAGTCTACCATGCTTAGAGCTGTCATACATTTCTCTATACCTCTCATATATTAGTATAGTAGGATTGGTCCTTCTGATTATCAGGTAGTCTTCTCTTGTCATTAAAAAAGATTGATACGCTCCAGAAAAGCCATTCTAGATTCACCACTGTGTATTTGTCAGCAGGATCAGGACTTCTCAAGATTGTGATGGTGGGTAATAGAATAATCTGCCAATAGGGTTCTTCCTTACAGGGAACTGTAGAGAAGGTTTTAATACTCATCATAGTTATTTGTTTAAGAAATAGGTTTTGTTTATAACTGCCTCATAATCACTATCTGTTATAGCAGACTTCTTAGGCAACTCTTTGAACATACCAATCTGGCCCATAAAGCCTAGACCAATACGCACATCATCTTCACCATAGGAATTCTTTATCAGCCTAAGGTTTCTAAAATACTTAGCACCATACTGATCCTTCAGCTTATTCAGGTCATAACCACTTGGGTCAGCCACTTTATAACGCATAGGATCAAACAGGGCTAATACAACATCAGCATCATTCTGAGTCTGTGAACTCTCAGCAAAATCTTCCAGCTGAGGCTCAACATCACCATTCTTTATCCTGATGGGATTTGAGATATCACGATTGAACTGACTCACCACAACAGGCGTATACCCATAAAAGTCACGAGCATATCTAAGCTCATCTGACATCTTATCAATAGCCTGCTTCTTGGTAGTCTGGTCCTTGGTGGTCTTTAGTAGACCAATGTGATCAATGATAACAATTGTTATCTCGTTCTCGTTGTTTGGGAAATAGCGCTTGTTAAACTCATCCACCTGCTCAATGCGCCCATTTTGCAAGGCATGCGCCTTTAACTCTTTGGCTACACCTACAGCATTCTCTGGACCATCGATAATTGTGATGACATCATCCATCCTTTGGATGTAATCTTCATACATCAGGAACAAATCATGCTCATCTTTGGTCATTTTCTCATTCCAGCCCAATAGCTTGCTTACGGGGATGATAATCCCTTGGTCAATGAATATCTTCCTACTGACCCACTTTGCTAGCTTATATGTTCTAGAGCGCTCCATTGAACGATATATGATGCGTAGCTTAACTCCTGGATCTTTCTGACTGATATACCAGTCAAATGGATTCAAGACAAACGCATCATCAATAAAACTTGTCTTACCAGAGCCTGTTAAACCACCTACCAGGAAGTACATGCTCTTACGGATACCAATATACCTATTGAGCCTATTAAAGCCCATGGGTATACCATTATTCCTCCCTGTCAGGCCAAGCTCTACTTCTTGTTTAAGTAGTTCAAAACTCATATATCTGTTCCTCCTACGGGTTTATCAGTTTCTTCAACCTTACCACCCTCTTTAATTAATTCAATGAATGGTTCAAAGCTTCGTTGATTCAAATAAGTGAAAGAGTTCTGCATATAACTAAGTCTGTTAGTACCAGTTTTAACAGAGTTCTCTTTCTTCTGAAGGACATCAAACTCCAGCGCTTCTATCATTTGAGCTGCTGTATATTCTCCCTCAAGAAGAATCTTATCAAACCTGAGTCTGCATTCATCTTTATTCTGTCTCAAGCTTCTTGCGCCTGTGAACTTCTTACCCTTGTGGGTAAATGTATCAGTGCCTGGATATACTTTCCACCACTCTTCAAACTCTGTGGTGGCAGGCTTACGTTTAACAATCTTTGTTGATTCTTTGCTTTCTATAAATTTAAGGAGCTCTGTTCCTTCTGTCGTTATCTTCTCATCACTAGTGGATATGAGTCCCTTTCTAATTAAAGTTTGATAGAGTGCAGCGATCTTCATACTTCCTTCGCAGAGAGGCTGAACATCAAACTGCTGCTCTATCAACTTTAGGAGATAAATAACGTCCAAGGAATAGCCTTTTTTAATGAGCTCTTCAAAATGGTAGGGCGTTATCTTTAAGTTCATCTGGCTGGGGTTGTTTATTTTCGTAAATCACTGTAATCTTTGCAGGAAGTCTATTCTCTTCCTCAATGATTTCCTGCATAATTTCTTCTTCTGTTCTAGCTTTGTCAGCCTGCAAATATACAACATCTTTCAGGTAATCCCGCTCAAAATCTTCAGAAAAATTAATAGCCTGCCCATCCAAAGAATACGTATTTTCCTTCTTTTTCATTTGATGACTTTTTGTAGGAGATGTTAGCCACAATAGGCTTTCCCTTCTCCAAAGTTTTCTCCATCACAACTGTTGTGGGAGACTGATGTTTCTCTGTGTAAGCTCTTGCAGCTTTCACTGCATCTCCTTTCGTGTTATGTCTGCTTAATTCGCCTTCACGCTTATGCACAACATACTTGAGCACCCATTTCTTGGTGCCAGGAGTTACAATGTGTTGCACCTGTGTCTTTATTTTATTACCGTTAGTCACAGGTTCCTCTAGACATATGCATTCTGCACCTTGGAACTTAGTGAGCTCATCAATGCGCTTCTCAATGTAGTTATACAGAGGAAGCTTTGCAGCTTTATATTCTTTTGTTACATCTCTGAACCCTGGTGTAGCATTAATAGCACCACTATATCCTTGTTGGTGACCATATTCTGCTTCAGCATCATCAACTGCGTTTTGGTATGCTTCTTTAGCAGACATACCTCTGCTGTTCACTGTAAATGCTTGTGATCCCATAGTTTTAACATTTATCAAATAAAACAATAAGTAACATTGTGATGAACACTCCAGCTAATCCTATTAGCTCAAGCTTAGCATCATCTCGATAGTTTCCCATAAATATTCTTTTAAATTATTCATCATCCTCATGCCAAAATGTAGTGGTTGGGTCATCATCATCTTCTGGCTCTTCTAATGTAGGGGCATGTATTATCTCATAGGCAATCCATACCCAGGCAATCACTAAGATTGCAATAAAAATGTAAGTGAGCATAAAGGGTTAGTCTTTAATGCGAAGTCCATAACCTAAATCAAACCATTGAAAGGTTTGCTCAGCCTTCGCTTTGTTGAATTTAAATATCTTCCTCAGGAGAGGAATAGCATAAGACTTGAACAGCTCGTGCTGTTTTGAGGTCATTGTGAAGTTGTGAAACCACATCTCATCCTTTTTAGCATCTTCTATGGTTTTACCCACCATATTCAGCTGATACTCAATTAGATGGTCCTGTATGTTTGTTCTATTGATGGTCACCTTAGGCTGTGGGAAGAATCTATTGAGCCTTATTTGCTCTAGGAACTCTTTTTTATCCCACACCTCTACATGTGGACGCTCTTCAATAAAAGACAGCTTGACAATATCCCCTTTAATGTAATTGATGAAACAAGGAGTACCAATGTAGTCCTTGTACTTGTCTCCTTTTGAAAGTTTCATTAGAATAAGGTTAACTGATTAGGATTAACTACCACCTTGCGCTTCTTGCCTTCAGATGCTATCTTATAGATAATCTTCTCAGCACGCTCAATGTAATAGTCATAATTAATGTTATCCAGAGGATAGTTTTTGTCTAGGTGATTGCATACAGTGGCTAACCACTCACCAGCTTCCACTTGTGAAACACTGGCAGCACCACTTTGACTGTCCTCATTTTTAACCTTTAGGAGCTTTTCTCCTGTATTGGAGATGTAATAACGAATGAGCTTATTGTATAGCTTCTTCTCACCTGTTGACTTATCTATTCCTTCATAATGGAAATCCTTGCTAGCCTTCTGTCTTAGGCAGAAGTCAAAGATATTATTATGATTCCTAATAGTATGCTCAATAGGTATATCACGAACAAAATATTGTTCGAGAGCCATTGGTACAATGCGTGCTGACTTGTTCTTATGAAGCTCGAAATCTGTGAGGAAATCGCCTTTCTTCTTAATTTCTCCATCTGTTTTTATCGCAAGATAGTCATTTACAGTGGAAAATATAATTTTTTGATAGTCAGCTCGTTCTAGCTCATATTTGGTCAGTTCAGACCACCATTTGTTTATCTCATGCATCTTATCGATGTAACATTTCTTTATCATAATTGTTACACCATCTGTATTTGCAGAGATAACACGTATACCAGCTAGTTCATAGGCCTCAATAAGCATCATCAGGCTGAGTTCACCTGTAATAGTGGTAAACATAGTGAGCTGCCTGTCATAGATCCAGGATTGCATATCACTAGACTTACCATAAACTGAGTTTACAGCAAGCTTCAGTGCACCTACAATACCCTTGATTTTCTTATCCTTCTTAGCTAAAGGCTTGAGTTCCAATCGCTTCTCAAACATGGCTTGATAGCCTCTGAGAAATGCAGATCCCAAGTGTTGTGGATAACGGCCATTATTAATGATGATGGCTGGATAATAGGAACTTACGTCCCAGTCTATAATCTCATGCTCATCATCAGCTTCAAATATCTTAGGTTTATTCTCTGTATGCAGTCCGCCCTTCATGAAGGAATACACATTATCATAGAAATGTAGTTCCTCTTTAAAGTCATCCTGCAGCCCTAAGCTTAATCTCTTTATTCTCTTGAGGAAGTCTTGTAGCTCTTTGGTCTGAAACTCCACATATGGAGCAATACAGTTCTTTACAGCTATAGTCTTCCTAAAGAAGCCCTTCTTGGGCAGTTCTTTATAGTCTATTCCCTTCTCCTGGCAATAGAACTTCTTGATCATCTCATCACCTATCTTACTATCAGAATAGTTGAGACAAGGTATACCAAACTCTTGCTCGATATCCTGTCTCAGCTCAATCTTATTATCTCCCTTATACAAGGGATGATCTGTCTGTCCAATAGTAACTAAATAGAATTGATAAGTGGCCCACACATCATTCAAACAATAACCCGTGATGGTAACAATATCATCCTTGGTCATGTCTGTCTTGTTGTGATCAATAGGCATCTCCTCAATATTCTCAAGGTCCATCTCAAACTCTAGTCTCTTCAGGCTCACTCTTCTATTCTTGTTGTCAAAGTGGTGTATCCTGAATAAATCTATTTGTTTGAGTGTGAGGTCTGTTTCACGATATTCTGGAAATACATCATGATTAGCGTCATCAATAACATCAGATGCTTTCTGATTTATCCTGGCTGTAATCTCTAGACTAGAGAGCTCATGCCAATTCTCATAGTTGCGTATCACCCATTCTATCACTTGAGAGTCAAAGCGCAAGTTGTTGTAGCCCACCCAATAATGATCTTTGTACTTCTCTGTGAAATTAATAAACGCATCCAGATTGTTCTCATCCTTATTCACCTTGAACACTCTGTATGGTTCTTGAGGAATCAACGCCACCACAAGGAAATATTCTTTAAGCGTCTCTATGTCATAAATGATTACATTGTCCATTATTCTTCTATTTTCCAGTAGTGATCACATTCTTTCTTCTCCTCATTGTATGGAGGATTAACAAAATAGGATTGTCTATATTCATTAGGAATAGCTGTATATCTATAACAGTCTTCCTTTAGAGGACAATCTTTGCCTTTACACATTGTTATGTCTGGCATACTATTTCTTTTTAGGAGCGGCCTTCTTAACTGCAGCTTTTTTCTTAGGAACAGCTTTCTTAACCTTGTCACCAGCTTCAAGAACCACCCTAATAGCTAGTCCCATCATGTTACGAAACTGATTCTCATCATCATCATTTGCCATGAGACAAGCAAGTGCTGCTGTTAATGTACCAGGATCACCCTTTGTTTTCACTGCACACACTTCATCACTAGTACATACAATAGTGAGGCGTGCCACTTCTTTTACAGCTTTCTTTTTTGGAGCTGCCTTTTTAGTTACTGCTTTAGCCATTTTCCTTGTTTTGATAATAAATAAATCTCACCTTAGATCCAAGCTCTTGGTCATTAGGTGTGTTGTAAATAACATTGTTTGGAACACAAGTGTTTGAACGCTCTGTTCCTCCATCATAACATGCTTTGCACAATTGTCCAGCCCCTTCAATATACCCTATACGCATGTCAACATGTGTGTCGTAATCATATGGTGTTTCTACACCACATATGATGCATACATCTTTTGCCATAAGAAAGGTTTTAAATGGTCCCACCTCAATACGAGATGGGACTCAAATTTACTTAAATCTGCGCAATCTAACAACTCTTTTGTATGCGTCCGAAGGACAATAATACATTTTGTTGTTTTCTATCACCAGTCTATTAGTTTTCTTCTGTTTAAAGATGGCATCAATGAGCTTGTTGACATTAATGTTATCAGTGTCATCAGAGTAAACCAATGGTCTGATTGGGCTCCATGAGGAGCGGTACACGAGGGATGATGAGGGTTGTGTAAGCATGACTATATGGGTTTATGGTTTAGAAATATATTCTAATATGATCGTCATATCTCTCCACTCTTGCTATTCTCTGTGTAGGTGTTGTAGGTGTTGTTTCTACAACAGCTGCTTCAGGGGTTGCAGGTGTATTCTTTTTCCTGCGTCTTTTTGGACCATTCCATTCTGCAATTTTGTACGTACGCTTAGCGAGATTGTACAATGTCATACGAAATGATTCTTCTGGTCTGTTGTACTGAGCTGCCAATCTTTCTGAAATAGAAACAATAGGCTCTCCTGTGCGAATAATTGCTTTAAGTTGATTTACTTCTTCTGTTGTGAGGCGTTGTCCTTTTGGCATTTTATTGAATTTTAATTGGTTACCAGATTTCAAATCCTCCACAATGGCGGAGGAATGTTACAAAGTTTGTTACATGATAAAGAGGAGCGCTGTGTGCTGGAAATGCTAATGTACCATCTTCAGCCACCACCCCATTATAGAGAATAGTGCCTACTGGATGGTCTTGGTTAAGCTTTTCTGTCCTATTAGGACCAATAAACCTACCATCAGATGTGCTCCAAGCTCCTAAGCATAGGTAGAATCTGTCCTCATCATCATGCATGTTGGCATTATTGAGTATCATGAATGCCTCAATTGCGTCAGCCAACATATCACAGTCTTCCTGTGTCTTCAATCCACCACCGTCATTAGATCCCCAATTGTTTGTATCAAAAGGAAGCTCTGTAGCATGTATAGCCATGTCAGCTATTGCATGAATTGGTCTCCATCCCCACCAATTGCTTCTGAAATACACACCAGGATTATTACTATGGAATAGATCCATAGAGTTGAAATACATACTCTTTTCATAATCTGTGGCTGTCTCCCAGTTTGGTTCTTTTGGGCGATCCCCTGTAATACGAGGATTTATCCCAGCAATGTCTACTCCCATAAACTGTTTTTTGATTTTGAATAATCTTGCATCATTTGGTTTGCTGTAATGATCCCTGATCTATCCACATGTAGTCTGCCAACATGTAAGTCTTGCATCCATCTGTGAAAACGAGGATCTTGTTGTGTCTGTGCTCTTTCAGACTCAATCTCTTGAAGTCTTTCAATAGAAATGTGCTCTAAATTCATATGCTTTTTATTAATGTTAAGAATCGTCGTCCATATCTGACTCATCTTCTTCTTCATCATCATCATAGTATATTTCTCCCTCTCCCTTACATACAGGACAGGCTGTGTCTGGTGTAGCACCATATCCTGAACCATTACAATGATCACATAACCAAGGACCATCATCATCATCCTCTTCTTCCTCATACATCCCTGGAATGGTCATGGTCACCTTATCTGCATATAGGATGGGATTTAACTCATCATCATATGCAAAATCATACTCATCTACCTCCACATCCACATATCCATCAAAGTCATTGATGATAATGTTGACATCTCTGAGCTCTATATCTCTCAACTCATCATACTGTGGTCCATCATCCCACCATCCAATCTCATGTGGCTCAGCTATCACCTGCTCATCATATATCAAATAAGGCTCAACAGGTGCACCATTTGCAGCTATAAACTCTTCCATTGATTGAAGAGGCATCTTATCCAAGGCCCATATCTCTGAATATTCTTTTCTGGTGCCTGGATTAATCTTAGTTATAAACCACATTCCTAGCTCCAATTGCTTAGGCATATAGCTCTTAAGCACGAGTTCTGCGGTGAAATGCATAACTATTTGTTTTGTAAGTGTTTAAGAATGTCTTTCTCTTTAAATGTACGCTTTTGTGGATTAGCAGCTCCCATAGGATCTTGTGTACTATCTACACGAACACATTCGTATAACCCATCTCCTAGGTCTTTTACCACCTTCCACGCTTGATACAATGATTTGCCAGCTGTGCCAGCCTCATGTCTTTCAATATGCTTTCTAAATATGGTTCCTATTGTCATAACTAATTGATTTATAATATGTTATGTTAATAATTTGCATGAAATTTCCTGAAATGTCATGCATTTACTTCCTGATTTGGCCGTTTATCGCTCATTTAAAACCCATTTATAGCTCAATAAACTCATATAATGAGCTATAACAAGCTTTTTTATGATCAATAATGTGCGTTATAATGCACATTACCATGTGGTTTTGTCCGTTTTAACGGACATTATACCTTTTTGCGTATAAATTGGAAATATATTGCTCTTTTATATGCTTTTGGGTATAAAAATCACAGCATAAGTGCCAAAAAGGAAATATATTTCCACTTTTACGTACGTAAAAATGTGATTTACAACACTTTTTCAAACATATACACATCCTCTTTATAGCCAGAGTGTAGAACCAGGAATCTGGATTATCAGTTCCAGCCCTTGATTCTACATACATCTGACTAATGCTTACTAATAACCCAACCCTTCGAGTTCATATGCATTAGCTTCCACGACAATATTGCCATGGCTCACTGAATACATAAATAAGATGTGCAAGCGATTTGCAAGGGCTTGGAATAGTTTAAACTCTGTTGGTGTGAATGTGATCTTTTTCATTTTGAAGGATTGTGTGTTGTTGATTAATAAGGACGATTTGCTTTACGAACAACCTGTTCCCAAGTCATTCTACCCTTGCAGCCGTATCCTGTGGTCCTGCAAGATGACATAAATATAGCAATAAATGCTAATAGGAGCAACTTCTTCATTAGAATTTGTTTTTAGGGTTGAGGAAATCTTGTTTATTGTCTTTGAGAGCTGTAAATATGCCCTCACAGGCATTGTCCCAATAGTTGCTGTCCCACATAATGAGACCAACAACCCCATGCCATAGAATAAATGGTAGAGCTAATGTTAGACTCACACCATAATAAAACCATCTTAACAACATAACTAATTGATTTTTAAATGAATGAATAAATAAAAGGGGCCAGGATAGACATCCAGCCCCGTACGATTGCTTGCCATAAATATCTTTTCTATCTATCTTCCTCTGTATAACCAGCTGAATCATATATTGGTTCATCAGGATATAGTTCAGGCGGCACAGATGGACATCTATTATACTGCCACCACTCTGAGCCATCATATTCTCCCCTATCAGCCCATGTACCATCTTCAAACCATATAACACCATCTAAGTTCTGTGATCCATAACCACTGTCATATGTAAAGTCTAGCTTAGCCATAAACTCAGCATATTGTTCATCTGTATATCCTAATGGAAGACATATCTTCTGTTTATCTTCCCCATCATCTGTCCAAGAACATATATCTTGTACCCATGCACATATAACATGAGGCTTTGTAACAATGAAATTGTTGAATTCTATCTGTGCGTTCATAACCAATTGATTTTTAATGAATAATATTATCTATACAACCCCTTTACCACAAGGTTGGCCGTGTGAAGCCCATCCGTTGTATAGAATATAATAAAAAAGAGCCCTGTTACAGGCTCTTGTTAATCAACTCATCCAATTGAGCCCTATACAGAGCTAAATCATTCTCCAAGCATTGGATCAAACCCTTCTGCTCATCTACCCACCAGTTATACTCTAATCTGGCTTGATAGGCATCAGACACATCTTCTATGTCTGAATACGATATCCTAGGAGCAGGAGTGTTAGCTAAGTCATACTTAGCAGTTTCAAGCTCAGTAGATGTATCAACTACAAGCTTGAACAATTGTTCCTTTGTCATAACAAGCGTTTAAATGGTTAATTAATGCTATATTTATCCTCTAATAATTTGATTTACCTATTCTCTGATTTACCCATCAAAAGTGTCTATGGGTCACACCACCACTCTCTAACTCACACTAAATCAATGAGTTATGAGATGGAAGTAATGATGAGCCCACCCTAAGGAATGGTAATTCCCCACCCATATATATAATAGAAGAAAGAATGTCCCCATTGAGAGGACATTCTTCTATTCATTAGGATGTTTGCAACAACTTCTCCATTAGTTCATCACTAATCTCTGTTGTAGCAAGTGTCTCGTAACGCTTGATTTGAGACTCTACTCTTGCATCTTCGAGTTTCTCGTTACGAAGAGAAGACCATTGCATCTTGTTAATGTAAGTGCTGAAGTTGAGTGTAGCAACTTCTGTGGCTGTTACATTACCGTCACTATCAACACGGTCAACGGTTGCTGTTCCTGGAATCAAGGTGATGCTTTTAACATTACCGCTCTTGAAATCAGCATTGAAAGGATGGTCATCTGGTACAGAGAATACTACATTGTTTCTCTGATAACGAGTGAAGGTCTTGCCTTCCTTTGCTCTCTGACCCTTTTGGTACTTCAAGCCACTTTGTACAAAAGCAACTTCGTAAACACTTTCATCTTGCAACTTAATTGGTTCCATAATGCCCTTTCAGTTTTTTGTGTGGTGACTCCACATTTTACAGTTAATAATTATTAAGGAAAAGAATAGGGGGGCTATCCCAACTCTCCAAATTCTGCTGGGGGTTTCTGGATGGAATACCCTCCCCTCCCATGCACATGATAGGTTTTTGGTTCCACGTGGAACATGGGGGGATTGTCAACCTATAGGCTTACATATGGGGGTGTTTTGTCAGCTTATAGGTTTACAAAAAAAATTTGTTGGTTATATGGAGGATGTCTTGTAACTTTGGGGCGGTGGGTGGGGAATGGGACATAAGTCCGTCCTACAGATATAGAGTGGATAGGTGGTTAAATCTGGTGAATGGATGTCTCTGGTAGATGGAAATAAGAATGGGGATAGTGTATCTGGTTGAAAATAAGACATAATATAGCAATAGTATAAAAGATTGTATTTGACTATGTTATAAAGTCTTCCTATCTTTGTATCAACTACATTAACAATATGAAGGTCATATTACAAAAGCTGAAGAAACAGGAGGAGGATAGCTATCTGGTAGCAGAGAGGTATTACACCATCCTGTCAGCTATTAATGATCTTAAGCTGACACAAAGGGAAATACAGCTTTTGGCTTTTACGGCTATTAGGGGGAATATATCCTATGCCAATATAAGACAGGACTTCTGTGATAAGTATGGCACCACCAACCCCTCTATAAATAACATCATTTCCAGGCTGAAGAAGATGGGGGTGCTGGTGAAGGATGGAACGAAGGTGAAGGTGAACCCCAAAATCATATTAAACTTTGAAAACGATGTCACCCTTGAAATCAGACTTGTTCACAGATAATAAGCCCATGAGCCTTCCTGTTAAGGATTGGATCATTAGAAAGCTGGCTGTGAAGATGATGACCAGTGAGAAGACAATTGAGACGGTGGTGAACCACCAGTTTCAGGAGGCTAACAAGGCGCTGGTGAAGCATAAGAGTTTGGAGATCAGTGGGTTTGGTAAGTTCTTCTTCAATGAGGGAAAAGCTGCCAAGCAGATGGCGAAGTTTGAAAGCCAGAAAGAGCTGTTCAGCAGGATTTTGGAGAACGAGGTGTTGACGGACCAGAAAAGGAAGTCGATAGAGCTCAAGCTGCAAATAGCCCTGGATAATATAAGAGACTTAAAACCAAAGATGTATGTCGATGATTTCCCAGATTTACGAGGGGTGGAGGAACAACTTGATACCCCCAGAGAAACTGAAGACAGCGATCATAGAGACGAGTAATGAAAGAATGAGGATTTGTAAGCAGTGTGAACACCACTCAGCTAACAAAAAAGATTATAAAACCATCCGTCCTGATGCTCATTGCACCAAATGTGGGTGCACCCTGTCTGCAAAAACCAAATGTTTAGCATGTAGCTGTCCAATAGACAAGTGGGCAGCGGTGGTTACGCAAGAACAAGAAGAGCAAATGAAAAAAGATGATGGAAAATAAAGAGGTTGTTTTAAAGAAGATTCCCCTGAGGGTGTTGATAGACATTCTGCAGGATGCCTGGAACAAAGGAGCTGACTACATCGATATTATTGGTGTGGCAGACGAGGTTCAGGACAATATAGCCATTGCTATAAAGGAAGAATATTTTAATACCAATCCAGAGGAGGAGTTTGAAGTGGATGTGGAGCTAGAAAAGCTGGATGAAGATAAAGACATTACTGACGAAGATTTAAACCAATTAATATGAACCCTGTAGTAGAAGCATGGATTGTTATTGAGAAACTGGGAGCTCTTGTGGCTACACCAGGCATCTCAGAAGATGTTAAAACTCTAGCTAACGAACAGATTGCTAAGCTTTTAAAGGATGTGATTACACCTGGACTAAGCAAGCTCTCTGCTAGTTCGGCTGGAATTATTGCCTAAATTATGCATATGGGAAAACCCAATGATTATTACAGAGTGCTTGCACTCCTCCAGCAATTACAAGTTAGCTATCCTAATTACAATATGGGTAGACATATAGCCACTGCGCTAGATGAGTATGGAGATGTGTGGGGACTTACAGATAGGGAGATATTGTTTGCTCTGGAGAAGTATAAAGCTGAGCTGGATATGGATGTCCCACACACGGACGAGAGTGAGATAGACCAGATTATAAAGGAGGGGATGAATCTGGAGAACATACTAAAAGAAGAAGATGGCGAAGACTATTAAAAAAACTACATACGTAAATGCTGAGCTTGATTGGGCAGAACAGCAGCTTTCCTCATGGAAGGCTTATGTTGATGCCAATCCCCTGCATGAACTTAAAGACAGGATTGAGTGGAAACCAACGGCAAAAGGTGGAATGCTTCCAATGGTGATTGCATCAATCGAAGCACAAGGTAAGTTTATACAGGAAACAATGAAGAACTACTTAGCTCTTCTTGAGGTGGTGGAGAAACTACGTGAGAAAGAGGAAGCTAAAGTGGAAATCAGAGGTAATGGAGAACTAAGCTCCATGGCTGAAGACTTCCTTAAGAGCAGAAGATAATGAGCGAGCTTATAAGCATAGACTACAAAGACTGGTTTATTAACCAGGGGCGTCTGCCTGACCGTGAGTCTGCAGAGTATAAGCCGTTTTTTGACTTTCATAGAGAAATATGCTTGAACGGGTGCTTAATGAACGGGGTGTATATCAACCCATTCCTTTACTGGCACCTAAATGTTTGGCATACAGAGGTGGATGTTGTAGATGAAAGAGGACGCATCTTCCAGAAATATGCAAATCCCCTGTTACGTGATAACGAATGGATTGTGACAAATGAGATTGACAGGGCACAACAAGATAAAAAGGGCTTGGTGATACTAGGAATACGACGTTTTGCCAAGTCTGTTTTAGAGGCTTCTTACATAGGGTGGGGCGCAACATTTGATGAAAACTCCCAGAATGTGATCGCTGGGTTAAATGCCCCCGACATAAAGCTGATCACAGATAAGCTGGACAAGGGCCTCAACTTTTTGCCTGAAGCATGGAGATGGCAGAGAGTTGAAGACAACTGGAAAAACCAAGTCACCCTAGGTATCAAGACTCGTGGAGGAGAACGTATACCGTTCTCTCAAATCCTCATCCGTAACCTGGATGAAGGTAATAACGAAGAGGCTATTGCAGGTACCAAACCTCGTAAACTAATCATTGACGAGATTGGTAAGGGCAACTTCCTCAGAGGCTTTCAGGCAGCTGTGCCAGGTTTCACCACACCTTATGGTTGGGGATGTTCTCCTCTACTTACGGGTACAGGTGGTGACATGAAGAAATTCATGGATGCCAAGAGCCTAATGTTTGACGTGGACAACTTCAACTTTCTCACTTATAACAATGAGAAAGATGATAGACGAGTGCACGGACTTTTCATTTCCTATAAGTATAGGATGGAAGCTAAGGAAGAATCTACACTTGGAGCATTCCTTGAACATTCAGAGGACAGCGACCTGCACAATGTTCCTATGCTTGTAAGTAATGAGGAGAAAGCAAAGGAGATAACAGAAAACAATCTCGAACGCCTTAAAAAGGCTGGAGATAGAGTGGCCTATCTGAAGGAAAAGATGTACTATCCTATGGAGGTGGATGACATCTTCCTGAATGAGGACACAAATATATTTGACATAGAAGCAGCCAAGCGTCAAAAGTCTAGGTTGCTCATGCAGGGGCGTACAGGCACTCCCATTGTTCTGTTTCATGATGGTGAAAACATCAGCCATGAGTTTACAGATAAACAGCCCATAACCAACTTCCCCCTAAAGAACAGTGACTTGAAAGACGCTCCTGTTGTCATCTACGAATTTCCCATCGAAAATCCTCCATATGGACTTTATGTAGCTGGTGTTGACCCATATAGACAAGGTCAAGCTGCATATTCCACCTCTCTGGGTAGTGTGTACATTTATAAAAGAATGCATGACATAACAGGAGAGAAATATCAGGATATGTTCGTAGCTTCGTACTGCGCTAGACCTGAGAAGAAGGAAACGTGGGAAGAACAGGCTAGATTGCTCATCAAATATTACAATGCTAGAACGCTTTGTGAGAATGATGACATCTCCTTCATAGAATACATGAAAGCAAAGGGAGATGCACACTATCTAGAGAAACAACCTGACTGGCTGAAAGAAGTGGTGCCTGGAACAACAGTGAAACGTGACTATGGTGTACACCGTTCTGCAGATAAGATAAGAGACTACCTGCATAACTGTCTGAAGAAGTATATGGAGGCTGTGATATATCAGGATAAAGATGAAGATGGTAAGGTGATTAAAGAAGTGACAGGTGTATCAAAGATATTTGATCCTGTGCTGTTGGAGGAGATAATTCAGTATAACGATCAAGGTAACTTTGACCGTATTGTGGCTGCAGAACTTGCTATAGCTCAGGCAATTAAGATGGACCCTGTGCTTGGTAAGGTGGGAGGATCATCAGATCCTAGAGTGAGTGCGATATTCAAACCCAACAAGAAGAACGTATTGTTCACAGAATCTCGTGGGTTATTTAATAAAAGGAAAAAAAGTAAACTATTTTTATAATGGCTATCATTAGATATACCAAGGATGCTACGATTAGATATGCCTATCTAAACATATTCCCTGATCAGTTCAAGACTGACAAGGAAAAGCAAGATGAGAGTTGGATAAAGAATACCATGGACTACTTTGCAAACAAGGCATATGCTGAGTATGTAAAGAATCGTGACACCTTTGTCAAGAATTATGACTTAATGAAAGGCATCCTTCGCATGGAGGACTTCTATCAGGAGCCTCAGGTGAGAAGCTTTACAGATATGATGACAGCTGATTTACAGCTTCCTGCATACGTGAAGATGTATTCCATCATAACCACTCCTGTTAACGAGCTGGTTGGCGAGATATCAAAACGTCCAGACACATTCCGTGTTAAGGCATTTGATGATGACAGTAAATCTGAAGAGTTGCAGTTTAAGACAGAGATTCTTCAGCAATACGTTTTAAATGAGGCTAAACAAAAAATCATACAGTCTGCTGCTCTGAGTGGAGAAGAAATTTCTGATGAGGAATTGCAGCAGATGAGTTTTGAACAAGTGAAAGAACAATTGGATGCTTACACATCTGTGGCTGAGAAATGGGCCAACCATGTTCTCACTTGTCAGAAAGCAGAGTTTAACTTAAAAGAAAAGTCAGAAGACGCCTTCCGTGATATGTTGATATCTGGAAGGGAGTTCTATCACATATATGAAGACAACTCAAAACTTGGATTTAACATTGAGGTGGCTAACCCAAAGAACACTTGGTTTCTTACAACTCCTGATCGTAAGTGGATCTCTGATCCTACAGGTAGAGCTCAGGGGGCTTATGCCGCTGGTACAGTTCAGGTTATGGAGCTTTCAGAAATCATTGAGAGTATTCCTGACCTCACCAAAGAAGAGATTGATCACTTACGTTCATCTCTTCAAGACTATGGATTGATTAATGTACGTGAGTCCAACCTTGGTAATCCTGATGCGATTCCTGGTATAGACTCTGTAATGTATGATACATATGATCCTCTTGTTCTTCAAACTCGTATGATTATTGAATCAGAGATGAAGGAGAACAATGATGGATTGAAAGACTTCTTGGGACTTACATCTAACGTATCTTCCTTTGGATACAAATACGTTGTTGTTCGTTGTTACTGGATTAGTAAGAAGAAGATTGGTAAGCTCATCTATTTAGATGAATTGGGCAACGAACAGTCTGTTCTGGTAGACGAGAACTACAAATCTGGTACTGTTCCTACACAACAGAGTTTGGAATGGGGATGGATTAATCAATGGTATCAGGGTACAAAGATTGGTCCAGACATCTATCACATCAAACCATTCAAGCTTCTTAACTATTGTCCCATCATTGGTACAACTTATGAAGTGAAGAACACAGAGGCTAAGTCTCTAGTAGATTTGATGAAACCTTTCCAAGTGTTGTACAACGTTTGTATGAACCAGTTGTACAAATTGCTTGAGAAGGAAGTGGGTAAGGTGTATTTGACTTCCATCAGACATATTCCTGTTCCAAAGGATGGTGATGCTCAAGATGCATTAGACATCTGGGAAATGGAAGCACGTAACAGGGGTGTTGTATTTATTGATGATAGCCCTGAGAACTTAAAGAGTCCTTCTAGCTTCAACCAGTTTAGGGATATTGATCTTACACGTACACAGGAGATTCAATCTCGTTATACACTAGCTCAGCAAATGAAGAATGAATGTTGGGAACTGGTAGGTTTGTCTAAGCAACGTCTTGGTTCTGTATCAGCTAGTGAGTCTGCAACAGGAACTAACACAGCCATTCAACAATCCTATTCTCAGACAGAACCTTTGTTTGTAGCACATGAATATGTTCTTGGACAGCTATATCAAGCCATCATTGATGCAGCCTTGTATGTAGAATCCAAGAAGCCTCAGTCTACACTCTCTTATATTACAAATGAAGGAGAGTCAGCATTTGTTTCTGTAAATGGTTCTGATTTAAGATTCCGTGATTTGAAAGTGTTCTTGACTAATCGTCCTGAGGATACACAAATGTTCAATGAGCTTCGTCAACTTGCTCAGGCTGTTATTCAGAACGGTGGAAGCTTGTACGATGTAATTGAGCTTTACAGCACCAAGTCTATGAGAGCCATGAAGAAGGTGTTCAAAGATTTGCGTGATAAGCAAGATGCCATCCAGCAACAGCAATTGCAACAAAGACAACAAGAGCTTGATCAGCAACAACAACAAGCTGCAGCTCAATTGGAGCAGTCTCAATTGCAACATGAACAACAAATTGCTCATGATGACTACCAGAAAGAGCTTGACAGAATCAATAAGAAAGAGATTGCTATAATCTCAGCCACAGGTTATGGAAAGGTGGCTTCCGAAGATGTAAACTCTAATGCTGTTCCTGATGTGTTGGAAGTGAGCAGACTTGCTAATGAAGAAACATCTGCAGCAAATCAACATCAGGCAAAGCTTATGGAAATAGCATCCAAGGAAAGACAGGCTGCTGAAAAGCTAGCTCTGGAAAGAGAGAGACTTCAAGTAGATAGAGAAAATCAAAAGAACGACTTAGCAGTAGCTAGAGAAAATGCAAAAGGAAGGGCTAAACAACCTAAACCTAAGAAATAATGTTTGATAGGCTAATAGACCTACTTACAGGCTGGTTTGAACAACTGATTCCCTTCTTCATCGTAAGAGATTATGAGGAAGCAGTTGTTCTAAGGTTTGGTAGGTTCCACAAGGTGGCTAAACCTGGTTTCCACTGGCGCATCCCTTTTGTGGATGAGCCTATGGAACAGCATGTTGTGGTTACTACTATCAGCCTAGCTCCCCAGAGCTTATATACAAAAGACAAGCAGAACATTGTGGTGAAGGGTGTGATTAAGTACAGGATCTATGATGTTCAGACATTTCTTTTAGAAGTGTATGATGCTCAGGATGCTATATCAGATATGACCCAGTCTATCGTTAAGAACATCATCATGGATAAAACCCTGGATGAGTGTATAGATACTGAGATAGACAACACCCTCACGAAGAAAGCTAGGGTGGAAGCTAAGAAGTGGGGAGTGGAAATCCAGCAGGTAACCCTCACTGACCTAGCCCCAATCCGTTCTTTCAGGCTTATAAACGATACCATCGTAAACAAACTTGATTAGAGTAAATTAGATTAATGCTATATTATCTACGAAAAACCTTGATATAGCAACATAACTCTTTGCTATTCAATTATATCTATCTATTTTTACAGGCGTATAAACCAAATTAAAATAAACTACATATGGCTGAGAACCTTGATAGTCCGTCATTCGGCAACTTTAGTATTGAAAATACTATGGAAATGGGACCTGGGGGAGCAGAATTGTTAAACGATCTGTTGTCTCCTGAGACTTCTACAAGCAACCCTGATGGTATTCAGGAGATTGTAAAGAATGTAGAAGATCCTGCCCCTGCTCCAAAACCTGATGTTCCTAAGGGAAAAGAAATTGTTCCTAAAGAAGATGGTAAAGAACCCACAGGTCAAGACCTCATCTCAAGCTTCCTTGGTGATAACACTGATGAAGAAGAGACTGAGGATACACAACCCGCTGACAATCAACCAGTTAAAAAGAAAGCACCTGAAGCAAAACCTGCTGAAGCTGCTCCTGCTGATGAAGAAGAGAGCGAAGAGGGTGATGAGCAAGTGAGTCAATTCACAGCTCTTTCCCGTGATCTCTTTAAACTTGGTGTCTTTTCAAAAGATGAAGAAGAGGAAGATGTAAACATCTCTACTCCTGAAGAATTCCTTGAGCGCTTCCAAAATGAGAAGAAGAAAGGAGCTGTTGAAATGGTACAAAACTTCATTGGTCAGTTTGGTGAAGACTATCAACAAGCATTCGACGCTATATTCGTAAAAGGTGTTAGTCCTAAAGAATACTTTGGTACCTACAATAATGTAGTGAGCTTTTCTGAAATGGATCTGTCACAAGAGAACAATCAGGTGGCAGTGATAAAGCAAGCATTAGCTGACCAAGGTTTTGAGCCTGAGGACATTAACACAGAAGTTGAAAGACTTAAAAACTATGGTGATCTTGAGAGCGTAGCTACAAAGCACCATAAAGTGTTGGTTAAGAAGGAAGCCGCAAAGCTCTCACAAATGGAGCAAAAGGCTGAACAAGAACTCCAACAAAAACAGGCAGTTAAAAACCAATACATCCAAAACGTTCAACAAGTTTTACAAGATAAGTTGAAATCTAAGGAGTTTGATGGAATCCCCATCAATCCCAAGTTGGCTAACGAACTACAAGACTTCCTACTGGTAGATAAGTACAAAACTCAGTCTGGTGAAACACTGACTGATTTTGACAAGACCATCTTGGAATTGAAGAGACCTGAGAACCATGCAACAAAAGTGAAGGTTGCTCTCTTGCTCAAAATCCTAGAAAAAGATCCCACCCTATCTACCATCCAAAAAACAGGCGTTTCAAAGAAATCAAACGAACTGTTTGGGGAAGTGGCTAGACAAGTGACTCGCACTAAGACAGCAAGTAGCTCTCAGCCTTCTAAACAAAATTCATGGTTCATTTAAATTTTCATTAAATAAAAGGATAACAAAATGGCAATTCAAACAATCCCAGGTCTAACTGGCTTCACGTATGCTCGTGTCGCATCTATGGACAAGCGTGCTGTGGGTAAGCTAACTGACGCTAACCACCTGGAGAGCTTTCACTCAACTGAGCCTGCTGATTACGATAAGAAAATCATCAGTCTCTATACACAGAGCTCTCTTTACAGCAATGACTTCCTAGACATGATCAACAAAAGCACGCCTTATTACATTGATAATAATAGCGATGCTTGGAAATGGCAAGTAGCTGTTCCCTACAAATTCCCTAAGATTATCGACATCCCTGCTTCAACTCTTGAGTTGAGCAAGCCTGGTATCGATGGTCAAGAGTTCCAATTGGTAATTGACACAAACGAGTTCTCTAAGAACGCAATCGTTTCTGTTGGTTCTCGCCAATATGGTCCTCGCTTTTACGTTATTAAGGATCCAGTTCCTTGGAACATGGGCTTCCTTTATAGCTTCACTTTGGTTACAGACAATCCAACTGTAGACTTCGTTAGCCCTACCTTCTTGCAAGTGGGTATTGAACTTGAGTTGGTTGATGCTGCAATTGGTGAGTTCGATCAAGATTTGTTAGGTCTTCCTCGTTTGGGTGAGCAAATCACAATGTTTGAATCTTTGGGTTCTGCATATGGTTTTGAGCACAAAATCACTGAGTGGGCTGATGACAAAATGATGCGTGACTCTGCAGGACGTCCTTTGGATATCCTTGTTTATGCACCTCAGCGTCGTAACCAACTTCCTTTGACTCGTAACGATGTTAAATGGGAGCCATTCATTGAGTTCTGGATGCGTAAGTCTATGCTTGAGTTGAAAGTTAAGCGTATGATTTGGTCTCGTCCTGGTACTGTTAAGACTAACGGTAGCAAGCAAGAACTTAAGCGTACATCTGCTGGTGTTTATCACAGAATGCGTAATAACGGTAACTTGGTTCAGTACAACCGTGGAGAATTCACTGCAAACTTGATTCGTTCAGTGTTTGGTGACTTGTTCTATCGTCGTGTGGATGTTAAGGACCGTCGTGTTAAAATGTATACTAACGAAGCAGGTTTTGACGTGTTCCAACAAGCTTTGAAGACAGACGCTTTGAACAGTGGTTTGACATTCATGGCTGATAGCGGAAACCGTTACATGCAAGGAGAAGGTCAACACATCACTTACAACTTTGCATTCGATGCAATGGTTACTCGTGAGACTGGTCGTGTTGAATTGATTCACTTGAAAGAACTTGACTTGCCTCAATCTAACCTTGAATTTGGTCAGAACAAGAAGTCAACTCCTGTATTCATGGTGTTCGACGTATCTCCAATGTCTGATGGTTCTTTGGTTAACAACATCCGTGAAGTTCGTATGAAGGGTGCACCTTCTATGACTTGGGGTTATATCGATGGAACTCGTCACCACTTAGGCTTTGCTAAGTCTCAGGGTATGAGCTCTGCGAACAAATTCCCAGGATATGAAATCTGGATGAAGGATCGTTGTGATGTATTCATTGAAGACTTGTCTCGTACAGTTTTGATTGAAGAGATCCCACAATTCTAAGGATCCACTCTAAGGATAATATCCTTAGACCCCTATACCGAGAAGAGAATGCCCCCCACACTCCCTGTGGGGGAGCTCTTCTCAAATTACAGAGTGTTTGGATTGGGGAGTCTCCCAGTCGCTGGCCCTTCGGTGGGAACCACTCTGCAAATAAAACCAAATAAATAAACTACATATGGGTAAGTTAGGTAAAATCTCAACAATTAAGAAGGAGTATAATAACTCACAACTTCAGACAATGCAAGGTGGTCTTGCACTTAAAGGCTTAACACGTATTCCTGGAACAGGGGTGTTTAAATATCCCTACAAGGAGCTGGATGGTCAATACAGAACAGGACTTGATCCTAATGCTGCATACATCCGCAGAATCCAAGATCCTCTAGAAAGAGAAATGGAAACTGAACGTGTTACAAAACTTAAAGACAAGCTGCAAGCTGCACTTGGTGATATTGACTTAGGTCCTCGTTCTAGTTTCTGGAACTATGGATTGTCTACATCTACACAAGATAGTTTGCATGTTCAACCTGTGAAATTGCTGGATGGTGATAACTTCTTTGATCTTGCTATTCCTCTTCAGGAATTAGCTTTCTCTTGGTTACGTGTTCATCCAACAATTGCAAGCTCATATCAAGCTTGGGAGCGTGGTGAATATGCTGCTGAAACTCAGTTCTATGTAGCTGATGATGAAATCGAGAATGCTGTACTCTTCAAGAAGAAGCAACTTATCAATAAAGCTATTGTTAAGTTTGACAGTATGACTCCTGAGAAGAAGAGAAAAGTGGCACGTTTGTTGGGACTACCTGTAACTGATGATACTAAAGAGGAAGCAGTTTACAACCTTGTAGACAATGTCCTTAAACAAACCGAGTTTAAAAACGGTAAGTATCAAGGGTTAAATCCTGTTGAAGTGTTCACACGCTTTGCAGATATGAAGGATAACTTACTACATATTAAAGACTTAGTGAAACAAGCAATCACTCACTCTGTTTATAGAGCTAAGCCAAATGGTAAAATCTATGAAGGTGAGTTTGAAATAGCTAAGGACGAAGATGATTTAATTAAACAACTTGCAGATGATGATAACCAAGACTTGCTCTTGACCCTCGAAGGTAAGTTGAAAACTAAGAAATTAGCTGCAGTATGATACCAGTAGACAGTTTGTTGTACAAGATAGACCAAAAACTAAATAAACTGTCAACCAACATTCACCAGCAAATAAACTTAGAAGATAAGATATTGGCTTTGAATGAAGCCCAAATAAAGCTGATAAAACAAAAGGTTGATGGTTTTAGTGTAATAAGTGGAATGGGACTCGACGCTTTCAAGAAGCGTTATGAGGACCTCCAAAGCTTGGTTATAACCTACAACCACCAGCCCCTTAAGTTGAAACTTAAGAACAAAGAACTAAATCAATGGTTTGCCAATATACACCTACTTGATCCCAAGTATATGTTCTACATAGATGCATATGTAATTGCGGACAAGGGAGTGTGTAAGGACAGAAAGATCTGGATTAACAGAGACTTGGCTAAACATGGTGACCTTCAGTTCATTCTGAATAACGATCACTACAAACCAAGCTTTGAATACCAAGAGACTTTCAACTTCCTTTCGACAGATGAAATAAGCATCTTCACTGATGGCACGTTCACACCAAAGCATATCTACATGTCATACATGAGATATCCTGTTTACATAGACAAAACTGGTTATGTAAGATTTGATGGAACTGACTCAGTGGACCAAGACTGCGAACTTGAACTCTATCTAGAGGATGAATTGGTAGACTTAACAGTACAAAACCTGGCTATGTACACAGAGAACGCTGCTGCTGTTCAGAGTGCACAGTTCAGGATACAGACAAACGAATAAATTTTTTAATCACCTAAAATAAAGCAAAATGGCTGATTTTTCATTAACTACGCTCTTCGTAGTACCAGTAGGGCAAACTGCGCTCCCTAGCTCTGGATCTACGCAAGACTTAACAGCAGGTCAGGTAGGTATCTACAAAGCTGACTACACTGTTGCCAACGCTGGTAACATTGCTGCTGCTCCTTACTTTTATATTGCGCAGGGCCGTACTAACACTTATCTGCAAGGCTCTAAGCGTTCTGATAAGATTAAAGGCTGTCCTTCAGGTGCTGGTTGCAATAGCAACGTAACTGAGTGGTATAAAGTGAACGGTTGTCCTACACCATTGACTCAGATCACTGATGTAGTTAACTGGAACGTACAGTGTGGTGACATTGTTACCTTGACACTTCGTGCTCACTCTAGCTACTTGGATACTTTGTATTTCAACGGTTTCACTCGTTCAGTGACTGTAAATGCTCCTTGTTGCAACTGTGGTGATAACCCATGTGACACTGTAGACATTCCTGCATTCATTGATGATGTTATCTACCATTTGAATTTGCAAGCTCCAGGTAACAACCCTGATAACATCACTTTCTCTGACTTCTATCAGTTCCAGAGAATTGGTAACGACCAAAACGCTTTCTTGCGTATCACTGGTAAGCCTCTTACCAAATATGGTCAGCCTTGTGATGTTGCAGCGTTTCCTTTCGAGTATGACAGAATGTGGTTCCGTACATTCGTATTCAGTGGACCTGCTACAACTGCTGACTTCATTGTAGCTGATCCTTGTAACATTGTTGCTGATCCTGTAGTTGTACAGCGTTCTTCTTACGCTACTGGTACTTCTGCTGAGATTGCACAATTGGAGAAAAACTTCTACAGCTACCAAGCTGGTTACTTGAAGCATTTGTACAGAATGAATGGCTACAACGAGAACTTTGAATCTTGGGTTAGTGATGGTACAACTTATACCACCTACTACATCAAATTCAATGAGCTTGACAAGTCTGCATACAGCTGGGGTGACTACATCAAAGAAGATAGCACTGTAATCATCGCTGTTGAAAAAGACAGTCTTGCTGAAGCTGCTATTGAAGCTGTTCTTGTAGCTGGTCTTGGTGCAGTGGCTGATGAGAATGGAGTTTGTGTAACAACTACTTCTACCACAACCACAGTATGGCCTTCTACTTCTACTACTACAACCTTGATTCCGTAATAGTAGGATAGTAACATAGATTATATTAACCTAAGCCAGAGGTGAGAGGATACAAACTCAGATCCTCTGGCTTATTTATTTAAAACAACATGGCAGATTTAAAACTAGATATATTGGTGATCCCTACATATAATGTAACCACATTGGGGGTTGCTGATGCTTCTACCTATCCAACTAATCCACCTGTTGTTTCTGGTGCTACGATTGAGATTACTGTTCCTGGATTTGGTACATTCTTTAAACCGTTCAGTGTTAACGACTTTAACATATTCACTACATCAAACTTGGGCATAACACCTCCAGGGATAGATCAACCTCTTCCTGATGGTGTGTATCGTTTGAAATATTCTGTTGCTCCTGCGTATAAAAACTTTGTAGAAAAGTCTATTATGCGCATTGAACAGCTACAAGAAAAGTTTGATGGTGCGTTTATGAAGTTGGATATGATGGAATGTGATAGAGCTATAAAAACACAAGCGTTTGTAGATCTGAACACCATAAACTTCTTCATCCAGGGAGCTCTAGCTGCTGCAAATAACTGTGCTGATGTTGAAGCAACAAAGATGTACAATCAGGCAGATATGATGCTGAATAACTTTATTAAAAACAATTGTGGCTGTTCTGGAAACAACTACGTCATAAACTTCTACTAATATGGCAGTATGTAAAAAATGTGGAGCTAAGGTTGGATGTGGATGTCAATTGATTAACGGTCTTTGTGCAGCATGTAACAGTGCTGTAAAACAAGGAAGAAAACTTATAGGAAATGTTATCACCCAGGCTTACAAGTTGTCCAGAATGCGCTAGTATTCCTGCACTTATTGCTACAATAGATTGCAAGCTAGCTGAATTAGGAAACAACTTATACAATAATGTTGTATTTATGTTGAACCAGCCTGTACCTGGAGGTGTGATGCTGGCCCTCATAAACTACAGAAGAATACTTGCTTACAAGTATTGTAACCCCGATTATGCTGCTCCATATACAGTGAATATGATAGCTAGCAGAGTAAAACTTTTAAAATATAAATAAATGTCTAACAATTGTTCAAATTGCTATAATGGTTGTGCAGAAACCATATCTGATCAATGTGTAAGATATACGGGTGTTGATGTTCCCATTTTGGGAATTCAGACAGGAGATTCTCTCTCGTATGTTGAACAAGCTTTGATTACATTTCTAGTTTCTACACTAGATGGTACAGGAATAACGCTTGTTATTGATCCTCAAATCATCTGTGAAATTGTAAACAAAAACCTTATAGAATGTGAAGATCTCACTCTTCCAAATGTAATACAAGCATTAATCAAAGCTATCTGTGAGTTAGACGAAAGACTTACTTCTCTTGAACTTGATTTTGCTGCTTTGGAAGGATCATATGATGTAGATTGTCTTGAAGGTGTGAACAGTGGTTCTGGAACCCATGACATTCTTCAGGCAGCTATCAATAAAATATGTGGTCTGGAAATTGACCTTACAGCTCTTGCTATTGATGTAGATACAAACTACGTTAAGTTGTCTGAGCTTAATGCGTTAATTGCAGCCTATCTTGCTAGTGTAGGAACTAGCACCAAGTATTACAATCGTATGGTTCCATACACTGTTGTAGAATTTTATGGTGATCCTACTGGTAAGTTTGATGTAACAGGAGCTGGTACTGGTGACTGGGAGAAGATCTATTTGTGTAATGGTAACAACGGCACTCCTGATAAAAGAGGACGTGTACCAGTTGGTGCTACAACAGGAATGGGTGGTGGAGCTTTGAATCCTGCAGTTGATCCTGCTGTTTCTGGCAACCCTGCTTACACTCTGTTAGGAACCGCTGGTTCTAACACAGTGACTCTTTCAGCTACACAGATTCCTGCTCACTCTCACAGTGCTACAAACACTGTCACTGTTACTAACCACACTCATAATACTGTCCTAGTTGGAAGTCAGGTGGGACTTACATCTACCACTCCTATTGTACAAACTGCTACATATGGAGGCAACACAAGCTATAGCTTGTCAGGTGCTGTAGGCACACCGAATATAGGCACTACTAGTGAGAACAAGAGTGATGTAACAGTGGATACTGTGATTGGATCTACAGGAGGCGGATTAGCCCATACAAACTACCAGCCTGGTCTGGGATGTTATTACATTATGTACATTCCTTAAACTTCTTACGTAAAATGATATTCCTTCCAGAAAATCCTTGCTGTAATCCTGTACCAGTAACAAACACTATTCCTTGCCCTGGATCAAACCCTTGTGCATCAAATATAGTGTCATCTGATTATGTTGGGTATAGTGGCCCTAATCTTCCCTGTACAACCATCCAAACCTGCAATACACTCACAGTGTCTTTGCAGAAGTTAGATGAACAAATCTGCATTCTTAAAAGCACTGTGTATTCTTTACAGCAGCAGATTAATGCAATTAATGCCACTACCACCACAACAACTACACTTATTTAAATCAATAACTCATGACGGTATTAATAACATTAACAACAGCTGGAACTGATACAGGACCATTCGATCTCTATTCAGATGTCGATGGTTATGTGTCAGCATTTGAAACAGGTGTGAGTAAAGCAGCTCTAGAAGCTGGTTATTCTTCAGCTCTTGTTCCAAATGGCACCACAGTGATTAGAGTGAAGTCTACAGGAATTTGTACAAATTATGTAGACATTACAGTAACCACAACCACTACAACAACAACCAGCAGTACAACCACTACAACCACCACTACAGTCTTTGTATGTGCTGATTGTAGAAACTGGGATTATGTTTCAGAAAACATTCCTGAAGCAGGAGACATTATTCACTATTATAGCTGCTATGATGGTTCTGCTCAGAGCATAGCGTTGAGCTTTGGTGATCCTAGTGGAAACTTCTGTAACTGTAATAGTGTAGATCTTCCATACACAGAGAATGGCACTATAATTACAGAGGTGGGAATCTGTACAACCACCACAACTACCACCCTATTTACAAACTTGGTATTTGACTTGTCAACTGGTATAGGTGGATATACAATCGGTGGAATAGATGTAAACTCTGTAACACCAACTCTCACTGGAGGAACAGATGTTCCATTCAGCACAGATACACACTCATACAACACAAGCCAAACAGGCTTAAGTGAAACCTTGAACATATTTGTTTCATCATTCACTTTGAACGGTTGTATCACTGTAACTGACAGCTCTTCAGTGAGTTATCAACAGAATGTGACCTCGTCTGGAACATACACTTTCTCAGGACTAGTTATTGACAACATAACACCTGTCCTTGTAGTGTGTGCAGACAATGTATGCTAATTGACTAAAAAGCCTTGTTTGTTGGTTTTCAAGGCTTCTCCCTGGGGTTTCCACCCTGGGGAGTTTTTATTTTATAACGAAGTTAGTTAGTACCAATA